ACCGAGTCGGATCTCTCGCAAGTCGTCGAAACACTCAGTCAGGCTCTGGAGGCCTGTTATGTCTGAGCACAGCTACGCGATCAGTACGATTCAGCTAGACGAGCACGCGCAAGCCATTCAGTACTTTGGGACGGAGAATCCGGGGCCGGGGTGGTTTCTGTACGAAGGGTTCCGCTCGTCGATGAGCGGAACGCCGACAGGTGGCCCGTTTCTCTCGCTCGAAGAGGCCCGACGTGCGCATGTCATCCACCGTGCATTACGCTACCGGATGTATGATGACGTGCTTGATGAGCCATCGTGCAGCTTTTTCGAGCCACTTGTCATGCTGCGACGCAGCAGCATTCGGGTCGGTCCGAACGTCCGCATCGACAGCTTCGTCAAGCTGGAGGGCGGCGAGCTGATGTTCATCGGCCCGAATGTGCATATCGCCTCGTTTTGCCATCTCGGTATTGGTGGCGGCATCACGTTGCTTGAAGACGGATCGAGCTTCGGGTCTGGCGCGAAGGTCTTGAGCGGCAGCAACGTGTACGGCGTAGGGCACGGATGCTCTGCCGTCGCACCTGACGTCAAGTTCAAACGGTCGTTCGTGCACATCCGCAAGAACGCCACGCTCTATGCCGGCGCCATCGTGCTGCCCGGCGTCACGGTAGGCGAGGGTGCTGTCGTCGCAGCGGGTGCTATCGTCACGAAGGACGTGCCAGATGGCATGCTCGTTGCTGGCGTGCCGGCGAAGATCGTGAAGGCCGTATGAACGTCGCCATCGGGTCTGCCTTCCGGAACTGCGCTGGGATCGTCTCACGGTGGCAGCATCAAGTCGAGATGCTACAAGAGCATCTCGGACCACTCCACCTGCTGATGATCTGGGGCGATTGCATCGACGGGACGCTGCAGCGCTTGATGCAGGCGGCTTCGGACCTGCGGCCAGCTTCCGCGCAGTTCGTTGAACGGTCGCACGGCGGGCCGGTCTTTCATAGCACCGAGAATCCCGACAGGATGAAGGCGCTGTCATTCGTGGGCAACGGGATCTTGGAGTCGGTAGACGACGATATCGACGTGCTGATCTACGTGGAGTCGGACCTCGTGTGGGATCCGAAGACGATGGTACACCTCATCGACCGGCTGAGGTTTCCAGACGTTGATATGGTGTCTCCGCTCATCTTTGCTGGCGACTTGTTCTATGACGTCTGGGGCCATCGTGGCCTCGATGAGCGACGACTCAGTCCATTTCATCCCCACCATCCTGACGTGAAGTTCGATGGTGCACTGACACCGATGAGCTCCGTCGGGAGCTGCTTGGTGATGCGCGGCGAGGTCGCGAGACGGTGCCGGATCATTGAGGACAACGCGCTCGTCGGGTTCTGCAAGGATGTGCGGACGAAGGGCTTCCACATCTGGCTTGACGCGACGCAGAAAGTGCGGCACCTGTGAAGGTCTTTCTCGAACCAACAGGATTGCACAGTTTCGCGATGAAGCGCGTCGCGAAGGCGCTGGCCCACTACGCGCCGCCGTCAGTGCAGATCGTGGACAGATTCCCAAACGAAGCGGACCTCCGTGTACTGCACGTCATTGGGCCTGGCGTCTATGACGACATGGATCCGAATCAACCACACGCGATCATCCAGTACTGTCTTGAAAGTGCCGGCTACGACCGCGTCAAGTGGTCGTTGATCTGGCAGCGTGCGAAGCTCGTGTGGAGTTACTTCGACCTGACGGAGCGCGGCGGTGGGGAGCTGTTCGACTTCTATCATGCACCGCTAGGAATTGATCGGATCTTCGCAGCGTGTCATCCGAACGGCTCACGTCGAGACATCGGCGCGATGTCATCTGGCTATGTCTCGCATCCGGCGGCAGAAGCGATCGAAGAGGTTGCCATCGCCGGTGCGAACGTGGGTATTCAAATCGTGCATCTCGGGCCTGATCGGGTAGAGGGCATGGCAACGCGCCCTCGTGGCTGGGTATCGCTGCTGGGAATATCCGATGAGGAGCTTCGAGACCTGTATACACGGACCGAGTGGGTGTCTGGACTGCGACATGTCGAGGGCTTCGAACTCCCCGTGATAGAGGGACTCGCCTGCGGTGCACGACCTTTTGTTTTCGACCGTCCGGACATGCGCATGTGGTACGAAGGCCACGCCGTGTTTGTGCCGGAATGTCACGGAGAGGAACTTACGGAAGAGTTGACACAGCTGCTACGCCATCAGCCAGCACCTGTGTCGGAGGCGGAACGGCAGAAGGTACTCGATACGTTCAATTGGGAACGCATCGCAACAGGATTCTGGGAGAGACTGTTGTGAAAAAGACGTTGCTATGGGTCGGCGATGCGGTGTGCTCATCCGGGTTTGCCCGGAACACGCACAAGGTGCTGGACGTGCTGCGGCACGAGTACGACGTAGTGGTGCTGGGTCTCAACTCGTTTGGGACACCACATGAATATCCCTACGAGATCTGGCCGTGCTATCCGGGCGGCGACATGTTCGGCGTCGGGCGGCTCACGGAGCTGGTGAAGAAGCGGAACCCGCATGTGATCGTCATCCAGAACGATTCCTGGAACTTCCCGGAGTACATGCAGGCGCTCGTCCGCGTGACGTCAGCGCCCGTGGTCGGCATCGTGGCGGTTGACGGTTACAATGTGCAGGGGTATCACCTCGACCGGCTGGCGACGGCGGTCTTTTGGACGCGGTTCGCGGAGCGTGAGGCACGTCGGGGCGGCTATCAGGGCAGGTCACACGTTGTGCCACTCGGCGTTGATACTGAACTGTACCGGCCGATGGATCGGACGGAAGCGCGGCTGCTGAGCGGCATTCCTGCGTCACTCCGCGACGTGTTCATCGTCGGCAATATCAATCGGAACCAGCCCCGCAAGCGCATGGATCTGTTCGTGTCCTACTTCGCGGAGTGGATCACGACGCACAAGATTCCAGATGCCTACGCCTACGTGCACTACGCGCCGACGGGTGATGAGGTGTTCGATCTCGGACAACTGATGGGCTACTATGGCTTCGCAGGCGACAAGCTGCGCCTCCTGACGTCAGAGACAGAGATCTTCAACGGCCTACCCGAAGCGAAAGTCGCGCGTCTGTACTCGGCCTTCGACGTCATGATGACGACGACGCAGGGCGAAGGGTGGGGCCTGACAACGATGGAAGGCATGGCCTGCGGCGTGCCGCAGATCGTGCCGAAGTGGTCGGCGCTGGGCGAGTGGACGGAGGATGCGGTCGTACAGGTCCCGTGCGCTGAGATCGCCGTGACGCCGACGATGCAGCGCGGCGGGACGCGCAAGATCAACATCATTGGTGGCGTGATGCACCGAGCTGGTGCCATCACGGCACTGGATCAGCTCTACCGTGATGCCGTGTTGAGAAAGTCGCTGGGCCGTCGGGGCATGGAGCTGGTCAGTCGGCCGGAGTATCAGTGGCAGTACATCGGAAAGCAAATGCTTGACATTGTTGCTACGGTGCTGCCGGTGAGAGAGTCGGTGCTCGCATGATTCGAGGTGCCTCGGCCTTGCGCAACCAGCTGCATAGGCTCTCGGAGCGCTTCCCGAAGGTTGTCATGGGTGCGTTGTATCAGGAAGCGCAGATCGAGATGACGGAGTCGAAGAAGCGGTGTCCGGTTGACGTGACGCCGCCGACGCCGCATCCAGGTTTGCTGCGTAGTACGGGAAAAGTGCATCAACCAGAGCAGCACGGAGAGACGCTGTCTGTGACACTCTCGTACGGCACAGACTACGCGGTCTATGTGCATGAGATCCTTGAGAATCTGCACCCGGTCGGGCAGGCGAAGTTCCTGGAGTCCGTTCTGAAGGAGTCTGCGCCGTACATGCCGCAGCGGCTGACAGCACGGATTGGGAAGCTGATGGGAGGCGGGAAGGTCAATGCTACTGAATGACCTGGTTACGCTGTGCGTTGCCGCAAGCGTCGGTGTCGCTAACAGCACGATCTTCTACGGCTCGCAGGTGAAGCTGCCAACGAGCGGCGCGTTGCTGTCTATCATCGAGTATGGCGGGACAGCGCCCGAGCGGGCACAAACGAAGGCATACCGGCGTCCTTCAGCGCAGTTCACAGCGCGAGCCTCGACGCTCGCCGCAGCGCGGACGCTGGCCAACGCAGCCTACAACGCGGTGAACATCCGTAATACGTCGGTCGGCGGAACGTTCTACCGAGAGATCTCGCCGAACCAAGAACCCTTTGATCTAGGACAGCAAGACGCAAACGGTCGCGTTCAGTACGTGTTCAACGTGAACGTGATCCACGGTTAACGAAGGAGAGAGAGCACATGAGCAGTGGCATTTCCGCACAGGGCACAACAATCGAGCGCAATGGGACGCTGATTGCTGAGCTGCGTGACATCACGCCGCCAGCACTCACGCGCAACACCATCGACACGACCACACACAACGATCTCGAAGACTCGTACGTCGTCGGCATCCGCCGCAAGGGTGATCTGTCGTTCATGATCAACTACCTGGGCAGCGGTGAGGCGACGCACGGATCGTCGTCAGGTCTCGTGGACGCCTGGCAGACAGGCGCGAAGGACCTGTACCACATCACGTTCCCGGACGGCGCGCACTGGTACTTCTCAGGGCACGTCGTGAACATCGCGCCAACGTCGCCGGTGGACGGCGCACAGACGGCACAGATCAGCGTCCGCCCCTCGGGGTCGATGATCATCGCGCCGTAGTGACGAGGTTAGCTAGGCGCGCGTGGTGCCCGCCTAGTTTCCAGACCGTCTGGCCCACGGTAACAGTCCGGGCTCCGGGTTGGGGGAACTCAACCCGGTCTTTTCCGCCGCTCTGGGAGGCGGCACACTATGAGCAACGAGAACATGAAAGTACTGTCCATCGACGAGATCCTCGCGGCTGACGACGTCAGCTACATGACCGTGCAGGCGTGGGGCGGCAGCGTACGACTCGGGTCGCTTGACGCGGGAACGATGCTGGACTTCATCGAGGCGAACGACGGCCCGGCGAAGCGGACGGCCGGGATCCGCCTCGTGATCAAGAGCCTGGTTGATGCGCAAGGCAACCGCATCGGCAAGATGGACATGATGGAGGCGTTCAAGAAGAAGAACTCACGGATCTTCAACCAGCTGGTTGAGGCGATTCTTATCTTGAACGGGCTCGGCAAGGATGGCGTTGACGTGTCGTCGCAGTTGAGGGCGGCAGGGCAGGACCCGGACAAGCTGCAGAAGCTGTCTGCCGAACTGCGGAACCTGGCGGATCGTATCGACGACGCGGGAACGGACGAGGTCAGGCTGCGGGAGTTGCTGGAGAGCAAGCCCAAGGCGGACGTCGTAAAAAACGACTGAAGCGGAGCGGCTTACGCCGCTTCGCCTTTCGTCTCGCGCTCGTCCTCGGCTACGTGAACGTGGATGCGATGCTTCGGCAGATCACGTCCGTACAGTTGCTGGAGTGGTTGGCGTTCTCACGACTCGAGCCGTTTGGCGATGTACGTGAGGACTACAGAATGGCAAATGCAATGCAGCTACTGGCAAATGTCAACAGAGACTCGAAGACAAAGCCAGAGCCATTCAAACTGACCGACTTCTTGTTGAAGTTCGACGATGACGACGAGGCTCCTAAACGCCAGACGTGGCAGGAGCAGAAGCGGATCGCACATATGTTCGCGGCGCTCTACAACGCTGAGGCGAAACGTAAATGATCAACCTCGAAACCCTGAGTGCGCGCATCGAGATCGACGACAAGCTGTCGCCGATCCTGCGCCAGCTGTCTGACCGCGTACAGAAGTTCAGCAATGACTTTGACGAGTCGATGCGGGGCATGCAGTCCGGCATGACGCGAGCGGCGGGCATTGGGTCGTTTCTAGGAACAACCCTCTCGAATCTCGCGCTACGAGCGGTCTCGTTTACGAAGAATCTCATCTCTGGCTCAGCGATGGCCGGCGCTAGGCTTGAGCAGTTGACCGTCGCGACACGCTTCTTGGGAGAAAAGGCAGGGTACACCGCGGAGTACATCGACAATCTGTCGGAAAAGATCGAGAAGAGCGGTATTGATGGGATCTCTGCACGTGAGTCAATCGTGCAGTTGCTTGGCGCGCATATCGATCTAGGGAAGGCCACGCAGCTGTCTACGATCGCTCAGAACATGCAGTCGATCTCAGGTCGCTCGTCATCAGAGACATTCCAGCTCATCACGCGGGCAATCTCGACGATGAACCCGATGCTGTTGAGGCAGATCGGGTTCACCTCGACGCTCAGTAACGTCATGGACGAGTACGAGGAGACGACGGGTAAGACCGCGTCAACGTTGACGGGGCTGCAGAAGCAGCAACTGGTTCTCAACTCCGTTCTAAAAGAAGGTGCTGAGAAGGCCGGGTTGTATGGCGAGTCGATGAAGACCGCCGGCAAGCAGGCGAGTTCGGCCGAAAGAGCATGGGACCAAGTCTCGCAACAGCTTGGCACGATCCTACTGCCGATCACTAACGTAGTGATCAAGTCTTGGTACAAACTGGGCGAGTCCATCCGTGACGCGGTAAAGGACTCGCAGGGATCGGTGAAAGCGTTCGTACAGGGAATTGCGGACGGCCTGCAGAACCTGATCGACAAGACCAAGGAGTTCGTCGGAAAGACAGTCGAGGGGATCAAGGCGGTCATCGCCATCTACTACGAGATCCCCGAACCGATCCGCAAGGTTGGCATCGTCGCAGCGGAGGCGGCGGTCGGCGTCTATGTGCTGAACTCCGCGATTCAGGCACTGTCCAAGACTGCAGCCATCCAATGGTCGCTCGGTGCTAGTCGAACGATGATCGCGTCGCTCGTCGAGATGGCGTCGTGGTTTGGAATCTCATCAGCAGCGGCGAAGGCGGAAGCAGCAGCTATCGCGGCAAATGCGGCGGCAAAGAAAAAGGCAGCCGCTGTTGCCTGGACGCGAGGGTTCAACCTCTCTGAAGCTGCGGCAAATGCGGCCGCGCTCAAAGCTGCGGCGAAAGCCGAAGCATCTATGACGCAGGTCACGGCGAAGCTCGGGCCGCTGGCGACCGCGTGGGGCGGGCTTACGGCGAGACTCGCTGCCATCAGCGGCGTGCTGATGAAGGTCGGAGGCGCCATCGTCACGTTTCTCGTCAGCCCGATCGGGCTGGCGGTTACTGCTGTTGCGACGCTCGCGGGGGCGCTTCGGCTACTGACCGGATCGTGGGAGTTTATTCTCACGCCGCTTCGGAAAGCGTGGCAGGCGTTCAAGGACGTGTGGACCATCGTGTGGGAGGGTCTGATCCCCGCGTTCAAAGATTTGATGTCAGGCCTGACTGGCATCTCTACGCTGGGGCTAAGCGATCACTTTCTTGGACAACTCGACTCTGTACGCGAGAGATTGCACGATATCTGGACGTGGTTGAAAGCGTCCCTCGTCCCGCTCAACCAGCTTATCACTGGCCTTCAGTTGCTCGGGATCGTCGCTGACGGATACCGGCAGCAGAAGGCCAACGAAGAAACTCTCGCCGGGATGAAGGCATCGGGTCTCGCCTCAGGGATGGGGAGTCGTCAGAGTCCGTTGGCGGGCCTGTCGGGACTAGATTCTAAGGCGGTGTCCTCGCATGGAGGTCTGAAGACTACTCCTACTCCTGAGCGGCTAAGCGACGAACTGCAAAAGGTCCATGATAAGCTGTTTGGCCACGACGTTATTAAGAACGCGAAAGACATGGTTGCCGTGCTCGGTGGGGTGAAGAACCTCACGAAGCTGTCCGAGGAGCAGCAGAGGGCCTTGAACAAGTCGGTACTTGAGGCGATCGATGCGTATCATCACTTAGGAGAAAAGGCCCCCAAGAACATTCTTGAGATACGCAATGCGACCCAGGCAAATCTGAAGGTCTTCGCCGAGATCAAGTTCTGGTACGAGGAATGGCCGAAGATCATCGCGGACACGAACGCCCAGGCCATTGGCATAGAACGTGAGTACCGAGAAACGGTGAAGGGAGAAACACGCGCGAACTACGAGCTCATGACGGACATGTACCGCGCATCTGCGGACATCGTAAACGGACAGCAGCTCACTTCCTTAGAGAATCAACTGAAGAACCTTGACCGTTGGGTGGAAGACTCACGATTGAAGGTGGTCAAGAATCGAGAGAACACTGAGAATGCGTATGCCGCAATCGCGGCCACGGCAGAGCAGAAGCTCGATGAGATTATGGATGCACAGTCTCTTCTGAGCATGGACGCGGCGGTCAATGCGCAAAAGACCTCATCTGCGTGGGGTCGTGCGTTCAAGGACATCGCTGCTAATGTCCAGCAAGCAATTCTCGGCGGAGGTAACGTCTTCAAAGGTATAACAGGGACGATCGGGCAGCACCTGATTGGCGACGAAGGCAAGGGCTTCCTTGGATCGAAGTTGATGACAGGCGTCGGAAAAGTCGCTGACAAGATCGGCGGGGGGTTGACCGGGATAGGCTCGAAGCTGTTGAAGGGCGCCATGGCCTTCATCCCCGGCCTGGGCCCGCTCATCGGCAAGGGCGTCGAGCTGCTCGCCAAAGGGTTGGGCAAACTGTTCGGCATGGGGACGGCCGGGCGTGACACCGTCCGTGAGTTCGAGAAGGTGATGGGCGGGTCAGATGCCCTTCGCAAGAAGCTGAACGTGCTCGGCACAGAAGGCGAGCGGCTGTGGGTCAACCTCACCCAGAAGGTCGGAAAGAACGACAAGAAGGCGGCGGAGGCCGCGATCAAGGCAATCACGAAAGCTCTTGAGGAGCTAAGTAAGACACAAGCGAAGGTCACTGAGCAGCTTAGCGCGATGTCCGAACTTGTCGTGAAGTTCGGCGGCGTGGCTCCGGCGTCGATGCGCGGGTACATCAACGAGCTGTTGAAGTCGACGAAGCTCACAGAGGAGCATCGGAAGCTGCTGGAGGGCTTGGCCAAAGAGCCTTCGTGGGAAAAGATCCAAGAGGCGGCAGAACGTTACGGCCTGGCGACGGATCACCTAGGTCAGAAGTTCAATCAACTGAAGTCGAACAGCGTCTTTGATCAGCTCTTCAGTGACTGGACGTTGTTCTCCGACATCGGCGCGGACTCGGGCGCGACGTTCGACGCGATGAGCGCGAAGGTCTCGGAAGCGCTCAACAAGGCCAAGAAGTTTGGGCTGGCCGTGCCTGAGTACATGCGTCCACTACTTGAGTCGATGCTCAAGGCCGGGAAGCTGACGGACGAGGCTGGGAATGCGCTGTCCGATCTGGGTGATGTGAAGTTCTCCGCGTCCATCGAGTCCAGCCTTGAGAAGATCGCGAAGATCCTTCAGAAGATCGCTGACCTGCTGGCTGGGGTTAACCCGGAGCTACGAGACATTGGGGCTGGAGGCGATCAAAGAATACACCGGCCGGTCTTCAAGGACACAGGAGACTTCGAGGTCACGACTACAGGGGCCGAAGTGAGTGGCTCGAAGGCGGGTGCGGGGACACCTGTGTCCATCTCATTTCAAGCGTGGGACGGCGCGAGTACCGAGGCCTGGTTGCGCCGCGGCGGTGATCGACAGGTCACCGAGGCTGTCATCCGAGCCCTCGAACGCAACGACAGCGCGGGCGCGCCTGTCAGCTTCGTTAATCGCATTCAGACGGTGGTGGGCAATGGGTAAGTTCGCGTACTCGCACTCGAATGACAACCTGATGCTGACTGCACAGAGCGTCACGCTTACGACGGGTGTGAGAGAGTCCACACAGTACGACGTGGACAAGGCGTATGACGGAGATCCAGCACGGCCCCTCAAGATCATCGGGACGTCGATGGACCTCGACATGGTATGGGCGTCTCCGGTGCTCCCGATATTCACGGCGCTGCTACACTCGAACATTAGCGTCGTGGCGCGGCTGCAGGGTGACAATACGAACCTTAACTCTCCGGCTGTCGATGTAGCCTTCGCCGTGCCGACGATGAGTGTGGACAAGTGGTTCACGTCGCCGTTCTTGAACCTGACTGGCATGGGGATCACGGCGAAGAGCAAGTGGCGCATTCGTGTTGTCAGTAACGCGCTGCCCGTCATCCTCGGTGAACTGTGGCTTGGCAGTGCGTTCCGCCAACTATCCGACGGCATCGGCTTCCTACTTGACGACAGCGCGTTTGATCGCGCGCCAGGGACCGTCGTGCACATGACAAACCATAACGTCAAGCTTCGCTACCATCAAGGACCGATCATGGACTCGTATGCTGGGTCCGTGATTGTCAAGGGTACGGACCTTCAGGCAGTTCACGACTGGAGAGAGTTAGCACGTGGCGCGTCGAGATCGTTTGCCTACGTCTTTGACGTGGATGTGAACGACGCGCAGCTCGTCGCTTTCGGCGCGGACCCATATTCTCGCACACCACTTGGGGACGGGTACATGAAGTTCCCACTACCCATCGAGGCCGTCTCGCGTGGCTTACAGTGGATAGATCCGGACGCCTGAGACACCTGTGGCCTTCGTAACATCCAGCCCACAGCTTACACTCCCGCCGGCGGCGAACAGCATCTCGCTGACGCCGAGCGGTGTCGCGTGGACATACTCAGCGTGGGTGGAGATCGAAGACGCCATGTCGGTCGCCGCGGCGATCACAGGTGTGACGTTCAGTGCGCCCATCAACGTGCAGTTCAAGATTCAAGTCGGGGTTGGTGGCGCTGGGGCGGAAGTAGTCATCGGGACAGTGATCGGTCAGAAGCTCAACACGGAGGTGGCGATGGGCTATCTTCGCCTCCCCGTGCCCGCAGACCTCGTGCCGAACGGGTCGAGGGTGTCGGTAAGACTGGCGCAGGACAGCACATCCACGACGGCGTGGTTGATGGGGCTGACCTACATGGCCTCGTCTGGTACATTCCCGAAGACAACGGCAGTCTCAGATGCCTTTGCGCCAGTCTCCGTAACGCCGAGCGGCTCGGCATGGGCGAACTCAGCCTGGTTTGAGGTGACGGCCAGCGCGGCGTCGGCGTTGGCGCTGGCGGCGATTCAGCCCTGGCCAGATATTCCATCCGAGTATGAGATTGACGTCGGCATCGGCGCGGCGGCGAGCGAAGTCGTCGTCCATACCTATCGCGGGTCGTTCAGGAACGCGGAATTTATCGGATGGACGACGCCTGGCGGGTGGTGCGTCTCAGAAACCGCGCCATTGGCCCCCGCTGTCATTACATCAGGCGCACGGATCGCGATTCGGCTTCGTAAGAATGAGACGGATACAACGGCCTGGCCGATCCAACTTGGGTACGTGCCTGTCGCGGGAACTGAGACGGACATCCAACCATCGACCGGCATGAAGTGGTGGCCGCCTGCCGCCGACCGTATCGCGGTGACGGGTCCTGGTTCGTCGTGGTCAGCGGGAAGCTGGGTAGAAGTGGTGGCCTCGGCGGCAGCAGATTCGGCTCTCGCTGCTGTCAATGTGGACGGTCCTCTTACGGGCTTCGAGTTAGAGATCGGCACGGGCACCGCTGGGAATGAAGTCGTTCTCGGCACGTTCCACGGCAACACCGTGACGTTCGTGGGGACGCAATCGACGCACATCGCGGGGATTCTAATCACTGGCATTGACGCTGGTGATCGCGTCGCCATGCGTGTCCGCACAAGTCATGCCGTGACGGTGCATGCGTCTGTTGGCTACTACGAGACCCCGTTCCCTGTGGCCGTCACGCCGCTTGCGAACGCCACATGGCCCGCCACCGACTCGCAGGGGTTGAGCGGCACGAGTCCGTTCACGGCGTGGCTGAATGGCCCC